CGGGTTCGAGGCCAATACGATACAATCAGAATCGGCATTGACCGGGATTTGTTTGATGATGAGTATATTCCCGGCCATAGCGACCGGAATATCGGCACTTTTTATTTCGAGGTATCCTTTGAGCGAAAAACGATTGTCCGAGATTTCTTCCGATTTGGAGAATCGCCGTGAGATTGCCGAACAAAATAAAATCTAATTATATAGATATAAGCGATGATGAACAGGGTATTTAGTTACGGATTGAGCATATTATCCGGTTGTATATTGGCGGCTTGCAGTACAAGTCCCGAGGTTCCGTATTCCTTAATGTGTGAGTATTTGTCGGAACCGTTGGGAATCGATATGTCTTCGCCGAGATTGTCGTGGAAAATCCCGGTCGTAGAGACAGATTCGGTAGAGTCTTGTCGGGTATGGGTCTCTGCCGATAGTATGGCAGTGATAAACGGCTCTGGCCAATGTTGGGATAGCGGCGAGCTTCCGAGTGATATCCGCAGGATCGTTTACGCCGGCGATTCGCTGCAATCTTGGACTAAATATTATTGGAAAGTCGGATATAAAACGAAAAGAGAGGATCGCTTTGTTTGCTCACCGCTGTCGTCGTTCACCACAGGTATGATGTCTCCCCAAGAATGGGGCGATGCACGATGGATTAGCGATGGCCATGATAAGGATTATCGCCCGTCTCCTTATTTCCGAAAGGATTTCGAAGTGAGGAAAAACGTAAAACATGCTTATGCGGTTATCGCCGCTGCCGGTTTATATGAACTTTCTGTAAATGGTTCACGCATAGGGGACCATTTCTTGGATCCTATGTACACTCATTTCGACAAAAGGGTATTATCGGTTATGTATGATATAACGCCCAATTTGTCGGAGGGAGAGAACGTCATCGGGGTACAATTGGGAAACGGGTGGTATAATCATCAATCCACGGCAGTTTGGTTTTTCGATAAAGCCTCGTGGCGTAACCGCCCTGCATTTATTATGCAAGTACGAGTCGAGTATGCCGACGGAAGTATCGAAACTATATCGACCGATAGCAGCTGGGTAACGACCGACAGTCCTGTGATATTCAACAGCATTTATACGGCGGAACACTATGATGCACGGCAGGAAATCGAGGGTTGGAATACATCGGGAATCGATGTTTCACAATGGAAAAATGCGAAGGAAGTATCTGCTCCTACTCAGCGAATAGAGGCTCAATTAACTGTGCCGGTGAAGGAAATCGTCCGTCACAACGCTTCACGGTTTGTAAAAATAAACGATACTTGTTTTGTCTATCATTTCCCTGAGAATATGGCGGGAACGGTGGAACTTTCGGTAGAGGGGAAAGCGGGCATTGTTTTACGATTGAAACATGGGGAGATGCTGAATGAAGACGGTACGGTGAATTTAGCGAATATCGATTACCATTATCGTCCGACCGACGACAGCGACCCGTTTCAAACGGATATCGTCATATTGAGGGACGGGGAGACTCGATTTACTCCTAAGTTCAATTATAAGGGTTTTCAATATGTAGAGGTAACTTCGTCCGAACCGATAGCACTCGATGAAAATAGTATCGTAGCATTGAAGATGCATAGCGATGTGCCGGCGATAGGACAGTTTCGTTCTTCGTCCGATTTGTTGAACAAAATATGGACGGCTACCAATAATTCCTATTTGGATAATTTGTTCGGTTATCCTACGGATTGTCCGCAACGGGAGAAAAATGGTTGGACGGGAGATGCACACATTGCCATAGAGACGGCGTTGTATAATTTCGATGCGATTACGGTTTATGAGAAGTGGTTACTCGATTTTATAGACGAGCAACGTGAAAACGGTGTTTATCCTTGTATCGTACCGACTTCGGTATGGGGATTCGATTGGGCGAACGGCGTGGATTGGACAAGCGCGTCTATTATTATCCCGTGGGAAATTTACCGTTTTTATGGTGATGAGACTCTCATGCGGCGTATGTATCCTTCGGCGAAGAAATATGTAGCTTATATCGAGTCTATCTCCAAAGATAACTTGACCGATTGGGGACTTGGCGATTGGATACCAGTGAGAAGTAAAAGCGATGTGACTTTGACTACTTCTATTTATTATTATACCGATGTATCTATTATGGCGAAAGCTGCTAAACTCTTCGGTTATGTCGATGATGCGGTTTATTATGAAGCGCTTGCCGATAGGATAAAAGAATCGATCAACAACCGTTATTTGGACAAAGAGACCGGTCTTTATGCATCGGGTACTCAAACAGAGTTGGCTATGCCTCTTTATTGGAATATTGTTCCCGATGGATATAGGGAGAAAGTGGCAGAGCAGTTGAACCGCAGAGTCGTACAGGATTCGTGCCATATCGATGTAGGGTTGCTGGGTAGTAAAGTTCTGCTCGGAGCCTTGTCTGATAACGGTTATCCCGAAACAGCCTATCGGGTGGCTACACAAGAAACATATCCTTCTTGGGGGTATTGGATAAAGAACGGGGCGACGACCTTACATGAAAATTGGCGAATCGATGTCGTTATCGATAATTCGTTGAATCATATCATGTTCGGTGAGATCGGGGCATGGTTGTATAAAACGTTGGGAGGTTTGAGAATCGATGAATCGAACCCAGCTTTCCGGCATGTTTCATTACGTCCGTACTTCCCCGAAAATTTGGACTATCTCGAAATCGAACATGAGACACCTTACGGTTGTATTTCGACTTCGTGGAAACGGGACGACGAGGGTAATATTCTTTATGAGTTCGATTTGCCCGAATGTGTGTCGGCGACGTTTACCCCGTTGGGAGACAATGTGACGTATAACGGCGATACGATCTTCTTTGCGGGGAGTCATAAACTTAAATTAGAGACCGCAACACATTAATCTTTAATCGATATTTATATGAAAAAGGCTTTCTCGTTTTTGGTATTGGTTTTCCTAAGTGGAACATTTTCTGCAAGGCTTTCGGCCGAACTTTCCATGCCGCACATCTTTGCCGACCACATGGTTTTACAGCGAAACGAGGCAGTCAATTTATGGGGGAGTGCGAGTCCGAAAGAAAAAGTTACTGTCGAACTGAATGGGCAGAAGACGAGTGTCCGTGCCGATGCATCAGGTAAATGGAACGCAACTTTACGTCCTATGGAGGCCGGTGGCCCTTATACGTTAATCGTGAAAGGGAAAAAAGAACGCCTCGCTTTCGACGATGTTTTGCTGGGCGAAGTTTGGATATGTAGCGGGCAATCCAATATGGAGTTCCGTTTGCATGCTGCGATGAATGCCGAAAAAGAGATTGCAGACGCCGAGAATTATTCTTTTTTGCGCTCGTTTAATGTGAAACAGGAGATGTCGCATCGTCCGCTTTCCGATTTGCAGGGTGAGTGGAGAGTATGTGATTCGGGGAGTGCCGGTGATTTTTCGGCAGTAGGTTATTTCTTCGCCCGTGAGTTATACCGGAAATTGGGTGTTCCTATCGGTTTTATCAATACTTCGTGGGGTGGAACCGATATTGAAAGCTGGATGTATGGGGCACAAAACGAAGTGTATAGAGTAGAGTAGGAGCGAAAAGCGTTGAAAACCTTTGATGTTCAAATAGTTGTTGGCGATTGGTGAAAATGGCGGTGCAAAACGAAATGTTTACGTGGGTTTGATTTTGGTTTACGTGGAGGAGCTGTTGAGGCTGCGAAAGTTTGCGGATCAGTTTGTTTCGGCTTACATGAAGTTTACATGAGGTAGAGTAGTGGAGTGGCGGCGGTTCGTGCCGCTTTTTTTGTGTCTCGTTTTTAATAAATTAAATATCAAATATATTCTATATAATGATTATTTAGTATATTTACAGACGAAAAAGATAATGATATGGCAAAGGTTATACATGTGCATTTGACGTACGGAATAGACGGAACGAAGCGGAAAGACTGGTATTTCAGCAGCATTTCGGCGGTTTACACGGTTCTGACGGCTGAACAGGTGGGTGCAACGAAGAATTACCTGCTGCACGCTGGGTTGTCCGGCAATGGTACGGTATGCACGAAACGGGCTATAATAAAACAATCTACGCTTATTTCTGGCGGCTCAGGCGGTCATTCTAAGGGATGATGTTTCAACGGGCTTAGAACGCAATACAACCGGCATTTTGTCGATGTCTTTACGGGAGGTTGTCACACCTCCCTTTTTTGTGCCTAAAATGGCTGATTTTTGAGCTGGATATTCAGGTGGTTATTCAAAGTGGATATTCACTTATGGGGTAACTGGATATTCAAAAGTAGGATTTGGCAATGCAAATAGCTGGGTGGGGTTTACCTACCGATTTTAAGAAATGGACTCAAAAAACAAGGCTTTACCCCCTCCCCCTAAAACAGCCATATTTTTGAGAAAAGCCGCTGAGTATGCCCATAGAGGGGGTGTTTCAGTGGCTTTTTCAGCTTTTGGGGAGGGGATACCCCAAAAATAGAGGCTATATAAGGAATACGCTTCGAGTTATGAGAGGTCTGTTTATGGTTTAAGGGATGAATTTTTGTCATACTCTATATATACAGGTATCTTATTATTGTCGTTTATCGGCCCCATTGCTCCTACAACACGAGATATATTTTTATCGAAATAGAACGTTCCATGTTCGGTTTCTACTTGGTTTGTTTTAGGATTGAGATGTCGAATTTTGACTTCCATCATATACCGTGTGGTATCAGGTTGAAAACGATTCCTTTGAACTTGAAAAGAATCGTTTAATAGTTTGATGTATTCAGCACGTTTTTGAACCTCTTTTATGTCATTTTCTAAACCAGCTGGGTATATATCCTTCCACTGATCAATGAACTTCTGTTTTTCTTGTGCTATCTCTATATTTTGTCGCATCTCTTCGCGTAAACGATATGCAGGCAGAGTTAATTCGTAATCAAGTTGAGCTTTTTCCAATGTTCCGAATTCTATACTTTCTACATCTGGGGCATTTTTCAGGCCAGCTTCAATCAATTTCTCCGCTTTTTCCTGATTACTTTTCTGACAGGAAAAAAGTGCTATTATACACAATAGTGCTACAATAATATTTTTCATAATTATTTATTCAAGTCTGATTACGCCAATAACGAGGGCTACGGCATATATAGAGGATATTGGCAACTCGAAAGGATCATATTTCTCATTGTCGGAAACAATTAGTACATGCTTTTCATCACTTCCAGGTTTGATGCGCTTGATGAGTGCCCCTTGATTGGTATCAATGACATATACTTTATTCCATTGGAAAAACAAGTCCGACATTGGCACGCACTGACATGCCACAATATCTCCGGAGCTATATTTGGGATACATGCTTGATCCTTTTACAGGAATTAAGAAATCGGCTCCCTTGAACATAGGTACGACGTAACGCTCGCATTCATATTCAAGAACGGATTGCTCGCCGGTGAGTGCGCCTGCCATTGCCTCAATGGGTATGAGAGGAATACCTTTGCCTGGTTCTGTTGCAAGAGAGGCTACAGGATGTTTGTCGACATCGATTGATTTATGTCTGGTGTGTGTGGCTTGGTCATCAGCGAGCATCTCTCCCCTACCTGTCATTAGCCATTCTATATTTACTTCGGGATAATAGGTAAGAAATCTCGATATATTTTCCTCGCTTATACCATTATTTTGACCTAATACACCTCTTGTTACCCCAGTAATCTTATAAAACTCGTATTGGGTAACCTCTTTTTTTGCCAAAAAAAGCAAGATTCTCTGCTTTATAGGCGATTTTTCTTGTTTATTTTCTTGCATAGACGAGAAATCTTGTTTAACTTTGCAGCATGTTCAATGAAGAACGAGCGGCCAAATATACAAAATTGGCTTGAAATTAACGAGTGTCAGAGATTAAAGAATATGAACCGAAACCTATTATTAACAAGTGAGATGATGGAAAATCAAGAAACGATGATGAAAAAGCGGGATTTTGTAGCCGAACGGGTGAAATGCCGTATCGATGGTCTATTGGAAGAGGCCGACAACTATACGCGAATTATGAATGAGGATTATGAGTCATTTTTTATGGATCATGCAGAAGATATGTACAAGGTCCAGCTCGAACTTTCCGAATACCGCAAGTTGAAAGCCGTAGTAAACTCTGGAAGCCTTGAAGATATCCGGTTATATTTGGTCAATAAAGTGAATAACATCACCAACACCTTGCTTGGCGAAAAATTGCGATTAAATACTACTGGTTTCATTACTCAGCTTGCCCATATTTTAGAACTGGAATTGATCCGGGATTTACGTGGCAAGTTTATCATGTTCCTTGACTTTATCGGTAAGGACGAGAATGTCGCCGGATAACAAAAAAATGAGCGTGACAACCCGGAAGGCGTTAAGAGACGGGGGACGATGTGGAGAGACACATGGGGTAATGGTTTTTGCGACGGGGTTCGATTCCCTGTGCCCCTCTAATATAAACCAATAAAAACAAGTGAGATATGAAGAAGTACATCCACATTACGAAAAAAGACAGGGAGTTTATCATGAAGGCGCTCGGCATCACCGAGCGCATGGTGTTCTACGCCACCCGTTTCGATAGCAAGCGCGGCGATACCGAACTCGCGAGGAAAGTCCGCAAGCTGGCGATGGACCGTGGCGGCATTGTCATGGTAGAATTACCGGAGGTTGAGACTCTGCATGACGCTGACGGTTATATGCGGCAGTATCTGCCCAACGACACGCTGTTGGAGTTCTCACGGGAGGACGGCGGCTGCGATGTTTTCCACAAGGGCGAGAAGGTGCGCCGCTATGAGAACGTAGTAGTAAGCGATATAAAGAACATCCAAAGCTGGGCATTGGCATTGAAGTAAGGGAGGCGGCAGCATGGAGTTTTACGGCAACATACGGTGCATATCGGCGCGTGACCTCATAGACGAGGGCATCATCACGGAAGCCTGTTACAGAAACTGGGTGAACCGAGACCGTATCAAGGTGGTGCGTCGTGGCGGTGGGGCAACAGGAAACTATGCCTTGATTGCCGTGTCCAGCCTTCCGTCCTCCTGCCTTGAGAAAGTGAACGAACGGTGGCCCGGCGGTCCGGAGATGGACCTGCACCACTGGATTCTGTCGAATTATGAGCTTGACCAGGCAGCCGTGACCTGGTTCATGGACTGGGCGGCGAAGTACCCCAGCAACAGGGCTACGGACGAGCTTGCCATGAAATACGCCGTGAACGCCTCGGTGCTGAACTGCTGCATAAGGTTGTATGAGAATGCCCGTGTGCGTAAGCGCCTGATGGGCGAAGGTGCGTACAAATGGGACATGATGGCAACGACCATCGAGACCCTGCGCGAGGAGTTCGGGCATGACCTTCCGGCCAGTACCCTCCGTTTCCGCAAAAAGGTGAACGAGTACCGCGAATACGGCTACGAGAGCCTTATCACCGGCAAGTTCGGCAACCAGAACAAGCGCAAGGTGGATTACAAGACCGGGCGTGTGGTGATGAGCATAGCTGCCTTGCCTAACCAGCCTTACGGCAGTGACGTACACGAGATGTATATCTCCTTCGTGTGTGGCGAACTGGACGTGTGGGACCTGGAGACCGGCGAGATTTTCAACCCCGATGATTTCACCGACAAGAACGGCGACCCGAAGGAACTGAGCGAGAGCACCATCCGCAACATACTGAACAATCCGGCCAACAAGCTGCTCTTGGAGAAAGTCCGGCGCGGGCGCATGGAGTTCTACCACGAGCAGATGCCACACATGCACCGTCATGGCGGCGAGTTCTCCCTATCGCAAATCACGATGGACGATGTGGACCTCCCGCGCCGCATGAAGGGTGGCGAGTACGTTCATGCCTACTATGCCTACGACGTGGTGAGCCAGTGCCGCGTGGGATTGGCCTACGGGCGTGACAAGGACGATGCACTCGTGGTGGAGTGTTTCCGTGACATGTTCCGGCTCATCGAGCGTAACGGCTGGGGAATGCCCGCCGGTATCGAGGTGGAGCAGCACCTGATGAGCAAGTACAAGGAGGGCTTCCTGCAGGCCGGCGAGGTGTTCAGGTTCGTCCACTTCTGTGCTCCTCAGAATTCGCAGGAAAAATATGCCGAGGCGTTGAACGGTGCGTTCAAGACCACTGTCTCCCACAAGAACCACGAGGCCATAGGCCGCTGGCATAACAAGGGCGCACGGCGCGTAGACCAGAAGAAGGTGAGCGACAGCGGCAACCACACATGGGAGGACAGGAAATATTACACTTTCGAGGAACTGGTGGCGGACGACCGCCGCGACAGCGCGGAGTGGAACAACTCCCTGCACCCCAACCAGAAGAAATACCCGGGCATGACCCGCTGGGACGTGCTTGTGGCGAAAATCAACCCGACCCTGCGCCCGCTCGACAAACTCACACTGAGCCGCTACATCGGCGAGTGCGTGGAGACCAGCATACGGCGCAACTCCACGGTGCATGTGGCCTACGCCGACTGGTGGCTGAGCGGGCCGGAAGTGCTTGAGAAGCTGGAGCCGAACAACCGCAAGGTGACCGCCTATTACCTGCCGGATGAGGAGGGCAAGCCGGTTGATGTGTTCCTGTACCAGGGCGACCGCTACATCGACAAGGTAAGGCCTGTTGTCACCTATAACCGTGTGATGGCAGAACAGAGCGATGCGGACAAGGAAGCCTATACCGAGCAGGCGAAGATAATGAGCCATTTCGGCAAGTGGCTTGACGACCATGCCATCGGCAAGGTGGGTGTGGCGAAGGTGCAGCCGGAGGAAACGATTGAAGATATTACGGAAAGCCTCGTATTGCCTCCGGCATCTAAACCGGAAGAGCCGGATGAGGCTTACGAATGGCAGCCTACGGTGAACGAGGCTTTGCGAGGCATCGCGGATATGTAAGAATACGATTAGAATAACATTAAAACAGCGTTTGAACTATGATTACAGAAGCGCAGAAAAAGAAGATTTTGGGAGCGGTGGCCGCCAACCGTGCGAACTACCCGAGCGATGCGAAGCACGCCGCCTCCCTCGGCATCAGCACCTCGGTGTACAGTGCCATCAAGAACGGCCAGACGGAAAAGGCCCTGAGCGATGCCAACTGGATAGGCATTGCCCGGCGGTTGGGTGTGAGCCTCCGTGCCGACATGGAATGGAAAGCCGCCAAGACCGCCACGTTCGAGTATATCACCGCCCAGCTGGAGTTCTCGCAGAAGTCGAGCCTGTCGGCCATCCTGTGCGACATACCGAACATCGGCAAGACATTCACGGCACGGTACTACGTGCAGAACCACCGCAACGCCGTGTATATCGACTGCTCGCAGGTGAAGACCAAACTGAAACTCGTCCGCAAGATAGCCTCCGAGTTCGGCGTGGACAGCAAGGGCAAGTACTCCGATGTGTACGAGGACCTGGTGTACTACCTCCGCTCGATGGACACGCCGCTCATTATTTTGGACGAGGCCGGCGACCTGCAGTACGAGGCATTCCTTGAATTGAAAGCCCTGTGGAACGCCACGGAACGCTGCTGCGCCTGGTACATGATGGGCGCTGATGGCCTGAAGGAGAAGATAAACCGCTCGATAGAGTGCAAGAAGGTGGGCTATACGGAGATGCTGAGCCGCTACGGCGACCGCTACTCGAAGGTGACACCGGATGACGGCAAGGAGCGCGAGCAGTTCCTGAACGCCCAGGCACGTATCGTGGCCAAAGTAAACGCCCCGAATGGTACCGACATTGCGCAGATAGTGCGCAAGACTCGCGGCGGGTTGAGGAGAGTATATACTGAAATAGAGAAACTAAAAATGACAGCGCAATGATGACGAAGATCGAGATGCAGGCAATGGATGCCGTTATCGGTATCCACCGTGAGATGAAGAAGGCGAATGAGCCAGACTGGGAGCAACGGCGGTATGAGATAGCCAAAGAGATGTTCTTGGGCTTTAAGAATACTTTGCGGCCTTACAAAGAGGATGCGAAGGCGGCTGTAGAAATTGCAGATATGCTTATCGCCGAACTTAAAAAGGAGAAGTCATGAAGCGTGCATTGACTCCGCGCGACATAGCGGCCAAGAAATGGAAGACCCTGCCGTGGGGCGAGAGGTGGAGCAAGCCTTTCGGCTTCCCTGCCGAGAATGCCTCATGGTTCATCAGCGGAGCCAGCGCCAGCGGCAAGAGCAGCTTCGTCATGCAGTTGGGCAAGGAACTTTGCAAATACGGGACTGTGCTGTATTTGAGTTACGAGGAGGGTGTGAACCAGAGTTTCCAGCGGCGTATGGGCTACCTGAAGATGAACGAGGTGCAGGGCCGGTTCCGCGTGGTGGCGGGTGAGACCTACGAGGAGGTGGTGGTGCGATTGAAGCGGCCGAAAAGCCCCAAGTTCGTGATAGTGGACTCCGTGCAACGTGCCGAGAATGCCGGCTGGGACTATGAAAAGATAGAAAGAACAGTGACGGCCCTGTTCCCGAAAAAGTGCTTCATCTTCGTGAGTATGGAGTACAAGAGTCAGCCTCTGGGCAAGCCCGCAATGCGTGTGAAGTACCTTGCCGACATGAAAGTCCGCGTGGTAGGCTACAAGGCATACTGCCAGGGACGCGCCATCGGCGAGGCCGGAAGCTACTACGTGGTATGGGAAGAGGGAATCATACAAACGAGCAATAACCTGTAATTATGGACAAAAAGAGTATGCGCCGGAAGAACCTGCTGTATAGGCCCCGGAAGAAGGGCGTGAAAGTCAACACGAGAGAACGCTGTGTTTACCTGCCCTACGGCAGCGAGCCGGACAACATCGTACAAGTTCGCCGTCTGCGGAGAGAATATGATTTTGTAGTACAATTTGAAATAGTATGATCATGGAAAAGACGCAAGAAAACATCTGCTGCATTTGCGGCAGGAAGTTCATCGGATACGGGTATAACCCATATCCGATGAAAGAAGAGGGACGATGCTGCAAACTGTGTAACTACACGGTGGTACTGGAAGAACGATTGAATGAATTTTACGAACGACAAAACTACAGAAAAAAATGAACAAGAAAGTGTACATCAGCGGGGCGATAGCCCATTATGACTTGGAAGAGAGGCGTCAGGCTTTCGATCAAGCCGAGCGCTATTTGAGCTTGAAGGGCTACGAACCTGTGAACCCGTTCAAGAACGGGCTGCCGGACGAGGCGCATTGGCGGGAGCACATGCGGGCGGACATCGCCCTACTGCTCGGTTGTGATTATATCTATATGCTGCAAGGCTGGGAGTTGTCGAAGGGAGCCAAGCTCGAGCTCGACGTAGCCTCCTCGTGCGGCATTAAAGTATTGTTTGAGTGAAGAATGAAGGTATGTTGGAATTTAAGTTTACACAAACGGGAAAAACCTCCGGAGACGAAACAACCCCATATATGGTCTCTTTGAACAAAGAGTGCAGTGTGGGTGAGTTTATCGATAGTGTCCTGAAACGGAATGAATGGGGCTATATTGGAATAAGAAGTCACGGACATATTTTCGGCTCGCCAAAATGTGAATATAGGGGAGATGAAATCGTAAATACAGAATTTACAGAAGAGTATCTTTCCCGGAAAGTGGCAACCGTATCAGCTTCCGGCGGGTGGTCAAGAATGGATTATATACTAACGTTAAAATAGAAGGGTATGAAACAGGAAGTAACCAATTTCGCCCGGTTTTACGCTCTGTTCGGCAAAGTGCCCTATTATGGCGACCGGGAAGAATTTAAGCGATCGATCGTGCGGCAATACACTTGGAATCGTACCGACAGCCTGCGCGAGATGACCCGGGTGGAGTATAACGAGTGTTGCGCCGCACTGGAACGGTTGACCGGGCAGGACGAATGGCGCAAGAAACTGCGCGAGGAGCTGCGGTTCCGCAGAAGTGTCTGTCTGAAACTCATGCAGAGGATCGGTATCGACACCACGGACTGGGAAAGGGTCAACAACTTTTGCCTGAATCCCCGGATCGCCGGCAAGCCTTTCAGCCTACTCTGTACCGAAGAACTGGAACAACTGGCCGTAAAGCTGCGCTCCATCGAGCGGAAGGGAGGACTGAAAGTAAAGGAAACAGAAAAGAGACAAGAACACGAAGTGAAACAACCGGGCCGGGCCGTCTATGTTATTATCGACCCCAACGCCCCTAAAAACTAACAGACATGAAAACAGAAGCACGAAAAATCCTTGACAGGATTAAAATCCAACTCCTTGAAGCGGCGACGTGGCTGTCGGCCGAAGAGCGGGAGGAGTTTTACAGCGACATCAACGAATGGACCTACGAGCAGTACGAAGCGGCATTGGTCTGTCAAGAGCCTGAAATGCAGAATTACGAGGAGGAAGATGATTATGAACATCGATGACCAGAACAAGGTGAAAGCGGCCGGCTTCACAATCCTACGGAAAGATGACTATCCTTCCCCACGAATTAAAGTCAGTACAGGGCGAAACGGAGCTTGGGAAACGTTTGCGAAGTATGAGACAAAGGCCGAACGGGACAGAGCGTTCAAGGAACTTTTAGAGGACAACAAGATTATCAGTGATTAACCCTAAAACAATGAATTTATGGCAAAGAGAGAAAAGAAAGTGATTATTTCCGGCGTGACCAGAGAGTCTGCCGACGAGGCTTTCGCCATCTATGCGAAGGCTGATGCACAGAGTATGAAAATTATAGCGGACATCGAGTTGCAGTGCGCGAAGATCCGAGAGAGGTATGCAAATAAGTTGGCCGAACTGGAAGGCGAGAAGGAGAAGGCATTCAACACCTTGCAGGCTTATGCCATAGAAAACCAGACCGAACTGTTCGCCAAGAAAAAGAGCCTCGAAATGGCTCACGGCGTTATAGGCTTCCGCACCGGCACCCCTAAATTGAAAACCCTCAAAGGCTTTACCTGGGCCAGTGCGTTACAACTGACCAAAGAGTTCCTGCCGGGATATGTGCGCCTGACCGAGGAATTGGCCAAAGACAAAATGCTTGCCGACCGGGAGGCAATGGTGACGACCGACGAAGACCCTCTTGGCGCTGGCAAATCGATGATCGAGATGATGGCCAAGTGCGGCATACAAGTGGTGCAGGACGAGACGTTCTATGTGGAACCCAAAAGAGAAGAGGCGGTATGATACAGAAAGTGAGGAAGGCCCCGAAAATCGCTATTTGCCGGGCATGCCACGGCACGGGAGAAATCTATTCCGGGCGGTTATTTCGGAAAACGGGTCCCTGCCCCCAGTGTGAGGGGAGCGGCCGGGTAATGGTGAGTTGCGACATGACGCTCGATGTGCGTCCGTACAAACCCCAAAAGACAGAATAAAACCATATGGCAAAACGGCGCGGAGTAAGTTACAAGAAACGTGTGGAAGATATAAACAGGATATATGACCGTTACGTCAAGTCGGGAGTCCCGAACCGGGAGATATGGCGACGGTACATATATCCGGTTTATGGCATTACCGAACGAACCTTCTACAACATACTCAATGCCGATGCGAAGGAAAAGAATCACATAGCTGACGAGGAGACCCGTCAGCTTTTGCTCTTTAAGGACGAGGACTATGAATGAAGAGGCCGGCAAAATAATCAAGCGGATACTTCGGGACATACAGGTGGAGCTCGGCGATGAGTTCGACCGTAATTTCGAGCGACAGGCATTTTTCAGCGAAGCGTGGGCGAGACGGAAAAGCCCGAACCGCCCGGGCGGTACACTCCTAATCGATACAGGCAATTTGCGGAGGAGTGTGCGAAGCCGGACGACCGAGAACAGCATCACGTTTTTCACCGATCTGCCGTATGCTTCCATACACAACGACGGGGGCGAGATCGTGGTGACGGCCAAGATGAAGCGATTTTTCTGGTATAAATACTACGAGGCAACCGGCAGTTTCGGACGAAAAAAGAACGGGGAGCGTCGAAATGATAAACGAACGCGACAACTCTCCACAGAGGCCGATTTCTGGCGTTTTATGGCCCTCAAACGAGCCGGAACAACGATTCGCATACCGCGCCGTCGATTCCTCGGTGCAGGGCCGGAGGTGGAGCGCATCGTGCGCGAAATCATCGAGGAGAATTTAAATGAATATTTCAATGTGGATTTTTCAATAGAGAGGAAATGAGAAAAGAACTTTACCGAATGCTGTGCGACCGTCTGAAAGAGGTCGGCGGCGGTGCGATCAAGCACATCGATTTGTGGAACCATAACGTGGAGTTTATCGAGCAGGAGGAGAACTGGGAGCGTCCGGCCGTGTTTATCGAGTTCCGGCCCATCAAATGGAATGCGATAGCAAACGGCTTGGAGTATCGAGCCGAGCCGGAGGTGGCATTGCACGTGGTGACGGACTGGAAAGGCGGCACGAGCGACGGCAGCCAATTCCGGGAAGAGGGCTTAGAGGTGTTCGACCTGCTGGACGAGATACACGCCGCACTCTGCTGCATGGAGGGCGAGTCCTTCAAGGAGTTCGACCTGGTCGAGAGCGACACGAACCACAACCACGAGGATATCGTGGAGAACATCGAGATATATCGATGTGTGGCGATTAAATCCATGAGATAAAAAAATCGATTCATTTTGAATCGATTTTGAAAATTTGTCATATATTTGCGATGAGGATTGAATGAGCCACTCACACGTCGGCCTTTGTGGCGCAGACTTCGGGGGGATTTTCAATCCTCATTTTATTATGCGCATTGTATATAAGATATTCTCACTTGTCATTTTTACCTTGCATTCCACATAGACTCCTTCCACATTGGCAATAAATACTTTAAAATTAAAATTGTGGTGGATCCCTTTTTCTACCCTCACAAATTCAGCCAATGGGAACCATTCCCCTATTCTTGTGGCTAACTGCATAGTTTCAGCAAGTTTTTTGTTGTAAAAATTCTTAGCGAAAGTCTCAGAAAAGAAACCTTTGTTAAGAATGACATCTTCATTAATATTCGTATTTTTGATATAAAGACGCTTTGCTTTCCCTGTTCGTAACTCTACTTCAGGTAAATGAATGTCTGTCCATTCTTCAACAGCCGCTTTTATTTCCCGACGTTCTTCTTTTGTCAGTTTTGCTGTCTTTTCCTTATTAATCATATTCTGGATAAATTGGCATGCCTGGCACAGCTCGTTGTCGGGAATAAACACCTTTTTCGCCAGACTGAACTTTCCTTTGGCAATATCGCAATCCCGGCAGCGGCTGGCGGTATAGGGGTTGTAATCGGGAACGGCTTTTCCTTCCTTGCCCGGGTTGAAGCGGAACATTCCCTTCGTGTCGCGCTGCAAGGCTTGTTCGCCGAGCGCCATCGCCTCATCGTGCGGAGTGGCCGGATACTTGGATTTCCGCACCTGGACTACGGTACAGCGGCATCCCCACCCGTTGGGCGGATAGAACTCCTCCCAGAAGGTATCCGTTATCGGCAGGGTCACTCCATGAAGGGCGGCGTGTTCCGGGCGCACCCGGCCGTCGCGAGCCGTGCGGTATTGGAGGTAGTATCGGTCACCGTCCTGCATGAACCCTTCCCATTTGCCGGCCATCTCGGCCGATGCCTGTACGAAATTGTACTCGGCCCGAAGGTAGTTGGAGTTATAGGTCTTGTCGATCTTCCGGACATCGTTCAAAAACCGTTCGAACGACTTTCGATTTCCGTTCTCGTCGATGAGCGACGGGAACGCCTCGTTCATCTCGTGGAAAGCCTTCATGCCGGAGAAGATGTAGTCGGAACGTTGCAACCGCCGGCGCATGAGGTCGGACATCTCCACTTTTTGAAAAGAGGAATCAAGAGCCCCGGCGTGAGCTTCGATAAACTCCTGCGCCTCCGGTTCTGCCAGTATGCCGATGCGTAACGAGGCCCCCGTTTCCCGGTATAACGCCGACATCATGCCCTCGAAGCTCTGCTCTATCCTTTTGCGAAGCTCCGCGTCGACGCTATCTTCCGAAGCCAGCGTCAAGCCGTCTCCCATCAGGGAAAGGTAACGGTGGTGCAGCCCCTCGTAATCAGAGGGGCTCAGTCGAAAAAACCGGTCGGATGCATGTTTTTTCGGGTGTCGTTATCGCCACCATTCCCATCGTCGTCCGGGGTTACCGTCGGGGCGTTCCGCCTCTGTCCTACCGGCATGTTATATTTTTCGGCGAAGTATTCCGGGTCGACCTCGTAACGGTCGGCTATCATCGTCTCGTAGGCCACCTGCTGCTCGGGTGTATAGTCAGCCGAATAGTCCCAGTCGAAACGCAGCCCTTTGAGGGGGAATCCGTGCCGAATCATACGGGGGATAAGCTGGTTGTTCACGATGTCGCGGAGTTTGTCGCAATCGCTCTCCACGAGGTTCTGGAAAATCTCCAAATGGGTCTTCGACTGCGAGAGGCTGCTGCCGTCCTCGATGGTCATGGTCTGTCCGATGATGAGCTTGGAGAGCTCGGAGTTGGCCCGGTCGATACGTTTGTCATATACGTTATAGGCATCTCCCTTGCCACTCTCCACGAATTCGATTTCCGTATCCTGCCCGGCCACCATCGAGAGGCTCGCCCCCGCTTCCCGCAACATGCGGTCGAGCCGGCCGATCTCCTCTTTGTCCCGGGAGGTGGTCCGCGCAATACGCATGGGCATGCCGAAAATCTCCCCGAAAGTGTCCCAAAAGGCGAGCATGTTCTTTTTGGGAATAGTCTGCGTGGCCGCTTTCAGGTAGAGGCCGAGGTCGTCAGGCCGGCCTGCCTCGATGAGCCAGTCGGTAAACGGCGGCTGCCGGTAGTCGATACCCGAGCGCCAGTCCTGGCCGAGGTCCGCGACAATCCTCCCATATTCGGGAACGACATGTTTGCGGGGAACGAGCCATACCCCGTCGTAACAGATATACCCGTCTTTGTCGGTGACCGGATCGCCCAGCTCGATGAGCGAATGTCCCCAATAATTGGCATCGAGGGCATAAAGCAGCAGCTGTTTGAACCACTCCTGGTTGAAATAGTGCAACGCCTCTTCATTCTCATCGCCTTTCGCATCCACGATTTTGAAGCTCCTCGCCATGACGAACCCTTCGCGTTGCTTGACACACCCCGACAGATGCAAATCGACCGACACGTCACGGTAGATGTCGTACAGCCGTTGCCGGTTCGGGCTGTCGATGTTGATAGCCATCTGCCAGGCGTTCCGCCAGTCCCTGATGTCCTTGCGGGTAAGCGCATCGGTAGTGCGATGGAGATCGATGACTATTTTTTGGAACCGTCGCTTGTCGTCTTTCTTCGCCAGATTGAAATCCCCGTAAGGCGTGTGCAGCATGTCGTCGGGCCGGTGCGGGAAAAGTCCGCTGAAAAAACCTTTAATATCCATAGTGGTTACCAGTTATGTCTGAGTTTGCGTTGTGAACTGTATGCGAAAGTGTCACCGGTGGGTGTTCCTTCGCTATCTACGACCAGCGGCAGGTCGGGAATGATTCCCCCGGCCCGTACACCTTCCAGCCACTTGATGGCGCGCTTGTAGCGTTCCTCCCGTATCTCGCTGCCCATCTTCTGGGGCATGGAGGCGCTCATGTGGTACAGGGCGATATCGCAGGTGTACATGACGATGAGCCGGTTGCGGTCGTCGCCTTCGGCATTGAATACCGCCTCGCAGTCGTACTTGGGTCGCAGATACCCGGCTATCTCTTCCCGGGCCTCGGCTTCCGCATTGGTGCGGTTTTCCTCGCTGACCTGCGAAATGACCTTGAGAGCCGTCTCGCCTATAACCACTCTGTAATCCTCTTCCGTGACAAACATCTCTGCCTCCTTTCCGTCTATTTGGTGATGAACAATGCCCGTTTCTCAATGTCCCCGACGGTCACCCCCTTGCGAAAACGATGTTTTTGGACCAATTCCTTGACGGTCTTTTTAGGTACTACCTTCAAGCTCCCGTTAAGGTAAATCACGAAATAGCGCAGGCCTGTCAGCTCTGCCAGTTCTTTCGCCTTTTTGACGGCCCGTTTGTACTTTCGGGCGAAGATGATGCGTTTAATCCATTCAATCATATTACCATATATTTTTAGCGGTCGGCCTCTTGCCGAACACCGGTTGAAAACTCTCTTGCCGGGTGTTGCGTTGCAGCATCCATATCGCCCCCTCGTCGGCATCGGGGGCATCGTCGTGTATGCGGCTTCCCCGCTCGAGCGACAAGGTCTGGTCAATTCCCACCTGCATGTCGGGCGTATCTTTGAGCCGTTCGTTGTACCAGACAAAGCCGCGTTCCCAAAGCGGGCTTACCGCCTCGATGCGCTGCAACTTCTCGGGCTTTTTGCGTTTGTCGGGCATGATGGGCAACTGGTAACCCCGCAGGTTTCCCTCGGCCGAAAACTCGTCCAGAATGATGTCCTGCATGAAGTTGGCCTCCATGAAGAATTGAATGGCGGCCTCGTCCCGCGTCCTCTCGTAGAGGTCGTACAGCCAGCGAACCATTTCGCTTACCGTCGCCTGCCGCACGAAGCAGTCGACGAGGTGCAGTTCCGTTCCGATTTTCCCCCACAGGCGGCATGCCTTGTAGTCGTTGGAGGTGGTCGATTTGAAAGAAGGGTCGGTATAACATACCAGCATTTCATATTTGGAGAGCCTGGGCAACCGTTTGAACCGAATCCACTCGTGCCGGAAGATAGAACCATCGACTATCGGGTTGTGCATCATCTCTTTCTCCCACGCCCGGTACCCCACGAAATCCCGATAAGCCAGAGCCTCCCCTTTGGTCCACTTCTCCTTCCATACCGGTTCCCCGTTTGTGTCGACGGCTTTGATGACGGACACATGTACGCCCTTTGTCTTGGCGATGTTCGCCAGAACGGAGGTTTTGGATATGAGGTTTCCTACCATGATAAACCGGCCCCGCCCCACGTCGAGGGCTCCGAAGAGCGCCTCTTTCACCCAGGCGGTAAGGTCGTTCACCCGCTTCTCGTTACGGCAGAGCTCATCGTCGTCGAGGTCATCGATGACGATATAATCCGGGCGGCTTTCCCGGTCACGCAGACCACGGGGAGACTGCCCCCGTCCGCAGGCCAGGAATTTGACCCCGTTGGCGGCCTTGAATTCCCCCTCCTGCCAGGAGGCGCTGCCCCGCTGTTTCCCGAAATCGGCGATAAGGCGTTGGTTGTGTTCGAGCTCGGCCTGTATGTCTCCCAGAAGCCTGACGGCACTGTCCTCGGACTTGCCGACCACCACCATGAAATTGATGAGACGTTTGGGCTGGAACATGAGCCAGATCGGTATAAAGATGTCGAAATGGGTCGATTTGGCGTGGCCGCGCGGCCATTGGAATACCGCCTTCAAATCGGGGGTGTTTCTGACCTTGACGGCTGCCGCATTGTGAAAGGGAGCATTGTGCACGGTACGGATCACCTCTCCGGTGGTTTTGTCGCGCAGGGTGAGATAGTGGGGAAAATAATACTCGCAGAAAGCGGCATAGTTGTTCAGCAGACGCTGCTTGCGCCTGTCCTGTTCGGCAAGTGTCTCGTGAGCCATGACGGAGGTATCCGTGATGGACTGTACCCTTTTGCAGAGCTCTTTCCACCGTTCGTATGCCAGTTTCTTTTCCGTTTGCGTAGCCATAGGCAGCTCCCCTCCTTATTTGATTCCCATCTGTTGGGTGATGTATAAGTCCTGATACTTATTGATGGCCTTGATGAGTTCGGGGGTCACTTCCGGGTCGACGGTCGAACGGAACTCGATCCATTTGGAGAATGCCATGAACACCTCGATGACATCGACCACGTTGGCCTTCTTGTCGAGTTTTTCAATGACTGCCGACAGTTTGGCCAGCTTGTCGCCCAATCCGGCAACGAGCGCAGGATCTTTCGAATCGTTGACCTGCGTGATGAGCGTGTCGATGGTGAGCAGCAGTTTGTTGACCAGTTCGGGACGGGTTACATTCTTGGCGGCGCGCGCCTCTTTCCAGCCCTCGGTGTTGCACCACTTGGATACGGTCACGCGGGAGACGTCGACCTTGTCGGCGATCTCGTTCTGCCCGAGTCCGGCCATATACAGCGTCCGCGCCAATGATTTTTTCTTTTCGGTTTCGGCCTTTGTCATATCGTTTTATGGAATATAGAATTGAAACGGCTGTTTGCAACCGTGTTGCATGAGCAAAATTGGTCGGTTTTCGCCGCGTTTCCAAACTTCTGTGAAATGGTTTCACAGAAGTATGCAACCGTTTCATACATTTTTGGAGATGAGATATTTAGCCTGTAATATTGCGTCACAATCGCAATCAAAAAGTCACAATCACAATCAAAAAACAGATTTCAATGGGAAAAAGAGTGCGTATATCGAACGACAGCCTGAACAGCTATGGTACTCGGGTATTGACGGCCGGTATGGACGTGGAGCAGTATATGCGCAACCCCGTGCTGCTGTATATGCACGAACGGGGGAGTGTCATAGGTTACGTAAAGGACATACGGATAGAAAACGACGAAGTGACCGGAGAGCTGGTCTTTGACGAGGTGACCGAACTGAGCAAGCGCTGCAAGCGCCAATTCGAATTCGGGAGCCTGAAAATGGTCAGCGCCGGGCTCGACATCATAGAGATGAGCGAGGACAGCGAATACCTGGTTGTGGGACAGACCAGCCCGACCATCGTCAAAAGCAAACTGTTCGAGGTATCGGTCGTGGACATCGGGGCCAACGACGATGCCCTCGTGCTCAAAAAAGACGGAAAACAAATAACATTGGGCAAGGACGGCGAATGCCCGCTGCCCATCTTGAATACTAACCCTATAAAACAGGAACAAATGGAACAAAAAAAATTAGCCTTGCAGTTAGGGCTGCCGGAAACGGCGACCGAGGCCGAAATCACTGCTAAACTCGGCGAACTCCATGCAGCCCAGGAGGAGAATGTGCGACTCAAACGGGAAAAAGATGAGCTGACCCTCGCCAATATCACGGCCCTTGTAAATACGGCCATCGGTGAGAAACGAATCTCCGCGGACAAGAAAGAGGAGTTTGTCAACCTCGGCAAAGAGATCGGTGCGGAAAAACTGTCGTCGATATTCTCTGCCATGTCGCCGCATGTGAAGCTCTCGACTGTTCTCGGCCATCAAGGCACGGGAAAAGTGGAAGATCCGGGAAAATATGCGAAACTTAGCGAAGTGCCTGCCGACAAGTTGTTGGAACTGAGAAAAGAGCAGCCCGACGAATACAGACGCCTGTACAGAGCCGAGTATGGCATGGAGTGCGAAATTTGAGTATCAACCTTAAAAACGAAATAACAATGAGCAAAATCGTAGCGATTCTTTTTTCGCTCCTGTTCAACGCAGTTACAGGAGCTTTGCTGGGCGCGGCTGTCGGACTCTCTCCGCTGACCGGAGCCATAGGAATGAATATCGTTTCCGGCGTAATCGGAGGAGCTCTTCCCGCCGGTACGCTCCGCGAAGGCGTATTAACGGAAATCTGGACGGGCGAACTGGTCAAGTCGTTGCGGGCCGGCCTTGAAGGCACATGGCTCGATGGCGTGCCCGACAGCTCGTCGGTAGTGAATAACGATGTAATCCATCTCGTCGATGTCGGTGTCGACCCAGACGTGCTGATCAACAACACGACTTATCCCATTACCTTGCAGGAATTGAAAGACGGAGACATCTCCATCAGCCTCGACAAGTTCCAGACGAAAGTAACCCCGATTACCGACGACGAGCTGTATGCACTGAGCTACGACAAGATCGCACGGGTGAAAGAAAGCCATGCCAACGCGATAAACGACAGTAAATTCGCCAAGTCGGCCCATGCCCTGTGTGCGAATGAAGACACTGCGACCACTCCCGTTTTGACGACGACCGGAAGCCGGGATGAAAAGACAGGGCGTTTGAAATTGACAATCAGCGACGTGATACGAATGAAAGCGGCTCTCGACAAGTTGAAAGTCCCCACGACCAATCGGCGTCTGGTTCTCTGCCCGGATCACGTGAACGACCTGCTCGAGACCGAACAGAATTTCAAGGAACAGTACAATATCAACCGGGGTGAAGGCAAGGTAGGCAGAATGTACGGCTTCGACATTTACGAGTATGCCAATAACCCGCTGTATACCACTGCCGGCAAAAAGAAAGCTGTGGGAGCCGCGGCCTCTACCGGAGAATTCCAGTGTTCGTTCGCGTTCTATACACCGCGGGTGTTCAAGGCCACCGGCTCTACCAAGATGTATTGGAGTCCGGCCGAGAACGACCCCGAGTACCAACGTAACAAAGTCAATTTCCGCCATTACTTCATCTGTATGTTCAAGAAAGCGGATGCGGGTGTCGTTATGGCCAGTGGCTATCAAGCTGAGTAAGTCATGGGAAAGTTGAAATATCTGGTACTGCATTGCACCGCCACCCCCGAAGGGCGTGAGGTGACGGCCGACGAGATCCGTCGCTGGCACACCTCCGCACCCCCTGTCGGGAGGGGTTGGAAGCAGGTAGGATACACCGATATGATACACCTCGACGGCCGTGTGGAGAGGCTGGTGGACAACAACGAGGATGCGCAGGTCGATCCGTGGGAGATTACCAACGGGGCAAAAGGGTACAACACGACAGCCCGGCACGTTGTGTACGTGGGCGGTGTCGCCGCCGACGGCAAGACCCCCGTGGACACCCGCACCCTCGCACAGCGGAAAGCGATGGAAACCTACGTGAAGGATTTCCACCGGCGCTTTCCCGACGTGGAGATTGTCGGCCACAACCAGCTGGCGGCGAAAGCCTGCCCCTCATTCGACGTGCGGGCTTGGTTGAAGTCCATAGGCATTAATCGATAAGAGGTATATTATGGAGTTCAGTGAAATGCTTAACTGGATACTGGGCGGCGGCCTGTTGGCGGCGGTTGTCGGACTTCTGACTCTGAAAGCGACCGTCCGCAAGGCGAATGCCGAAGCGGAGAAAGCGAAGGCGGAAGCCGAAACAGTCCGGATAGGCAACACTGAACAGGCCACCCGGATATTGATAGAGAACATTGTCGAACCGTTAAAAAAGGAACTGAGTGAAACCAGAGAAGATTTGCGGGAAGCGAAAAAGGAGCTTGGCTCGACCAAGCGGGAGATGGCCCGCTTCCGTAAAGCCATCGAGACGGCTAACAGTTGCAAGTTTCGTGCTGACTGCCCTGTTATTTTCAAGCTGCGCGACCTCACGAGAGGCAGCGCGGGAAAAGGTGCGGACGATGGAGACGGAGCAACGGGACAGCCTCGCGCGAGAAGTTCGCCGGATACGGACGGAAACGGTACCGATGTCGGAGGTGAGGCTGGAGATACCGACGGACAGCCTCCTTAAACTGCCGGAGGGCTCGTCGTTTCATGCCAAGAGCGGACAGGCCCGTCTCGACATCGGCAAGGGGAAGGAACCCGGCACCATCGTGGTCTATGCCTCTTGCGACAGCCTGCAGCGACAGTGTGAGTATTACGAGAAATCCTCCTCGGTATGGCGCGAGCGCTATGAAGGCATGGCCGAACTGTACGAAGCGGAATTAAAACAGCGTTCGAACCCCGTTAAAACCTTTTTCACAGGGCTCGTCGCCGGGATAGCGATAACGATATTAGGAATGATAATCATCAAAAACAAATTGAAGAATGGCAACTAAGAAATTCATATACGGCATAGCCGTGGTAAAATTCAACGGTAAAGAGATCGGCTACATCGAAAAAGGCAGCTGGGACTGGGGCGGCACAAAGCCCGAGAGTACGGACATCGAGGCCGAGCAGGTGCCCGACGCACCGGTGCTGACGCTGGCCAATAAGAACGGGACCATCTCGCCGACGTTCAACCTCATTCAGCTGGATTACGAGAACATACAGGACGTGCTGGGCGGCACGCTGGTAGGCTCGGTAGGGAATTATACCGGCTGGAAAGCCCCCACCGACTTGGTGGAACTTCGCGGCCCGTGGGAAATCAAGTTCGTCTCAGGTCAGACCATGAAGATCCCCAACGGTACCATCATGGCCAACTTGGGAGGCAAGCTGACGCTGACCGAGGTTTCCAAGATAGAGTGCCAGCTGAAAGTGAACAAGCCGGAGGAAGCGGAAGCCGCTCCTTACGAAATCAACGACACCCCATCGGATTAACGTATGGACGAGAAAGTCGCACGCCTCATACAGCGCGAGGGGGCGGCCGCCCTGTTGGACCGGGGCGTGTCCGTCCCCTTGAAGGATATCCGCCTCCCGTTCCGCAAGCCCCTGCGCCTGCGGGTCGTCATGCGCCGCCCCCGGCTGGGCGGGCTTATTCGCTTGGCCCGGGTGTACCTCTCGTTAGGGGTGACGGCGGAACAGATGAACAAGTTTACGAAGGAGGAGGAAATGGCCTTCCTCGTGTCACATGGCAAACAGGTGAGCCGCATGGTGGCCTATACCCTGTGTCGCGGCTGGATCAGCCGCCGGCTGCTGGTTGGGGCAACGGCATGGGTGGTACGCAACTGGATAGACACCGAGTATGTCTCGGCCGCCATGCGCAGCTTCGTGTTCCTGTTGGGCACCGACCCTTTTACGAGTATTATCAGATCAGCCGAGAGGACGAACCCGATGAAGCTGAGACTGAGCCAAAGAGACAAGGGGAGTTAAAGACGGTATTCGAGCCTTCCCATAGCCCCTTCGGATTTGTCTGGCAGGTGGCCGATGCCACCGGCTGGAAGGTAAAGTACATACTGGAAGGTGTGAACTTCCAGACTTTGATTATGATGCTGGCAGACGCGCCCCGCTATATCCGGAAGAAACAGGAGGAGAAGAGCGCGGAGGACGAGGCCGCCGACATCGTGGGATTTTTCCAAAGCAATTTGAAGAGATAACATGGCAATGAAACCGGTAGAAGTAGAGATATTGATGAAGGATCGCCTGTCGGGGGCTCTCGACAAGGCCGGCCGCAAGGTGGACAAGCTGAAAGGCAAGGCGACCGCCGCATCGTCGGAAATGGACAGTCAAGCCCAAAGGTTGCGTACCGCCATAGCCGGGCTCACGGAGCAAATGGAAGAATTGCGCAGGGTCGGACAAAACGCCTCCCCGAACCTCGACCAGAGTGAAAACATGGCCGGTATCGAAGCGCTCGAAAAGCAAATCGCCGAATTGGAATCCCGGTTAAAACAGCTGGATGCGACCGCAGAGGCCACACAGACAGCCCCCCCGGAACTGCCCGCCGCCAAGCAGCAATTCAACGGCCTGCACATGAGTATCCAACAGATCGCCCGGGAAATGCCCTCTCTGGCTATGGGGCCCCAGATGTTTTTCCTCGCCATCTCCAACAACCTGCCCATTTTCGCGGACGAGGTAAAAAGGGCGCGGGTCGAATATGACAATCTGGTGAAATCCGGGCAAAAGGGCGTGCCGGTATGGAAACAAATCCTCTCCTCCCTGTTCTCGTGGCAGACCGCCCTGACGACAGGCATCATGCTGCTGGTCATGTACGGCGACGAACTGGTAGACTGGGTAAAAGGGCTGTTCAGCGCCAAAGACGGAGTCGACGCCTTGAAAAAAGCCCTGCAGGAGAAAAACGAGGTAGAGAAAGAAGGACATGCCGTTTCCATACGCACCCGTGCCGAGCTGGACAACACCCTCCGCGAGTTGAGAGACTTTATCGGCACGAAAGAGCAGGAGAAGAACAAGGTCGACGAGTTGAACCGGAAATACGGCGACACGTTCGGCACTTACAAGTCCCTGACCGATTGGTATGACACACTCATACAAAAAGGGAATGCCTATGTCGAGTCCCTGTTCATGCAGGCAAAGGCTCAGTCCTATATTAAAAAAGCCATAGAAGCCGACGAGAAAGCGAACGAAATCCGCAGCAAGGGCAAGGAAGAGTACCGCCCGTTCTGGGGCGCCGGCGGAAAGCTCAACATGTTTTTGGGCGGGGACAACATCGGCCAATATGGAAGCGATCCGGCAGAGACAGCCTTTAACAAAGCCCTGCAAGAGGAGGAAAATAAAAAACAACATTACCTGAATGAGGTCGAATGGTTCCAGAAAGAGGCAACCAGAATCTTCAAGGAAGCGGGACTCTCCGATTACCGGACCATCGAGACTGATGACGACACCGCCAAGACAGAGGAGGAAAAGCGGATGCAGGCCCGGCAGAAACTGAATGACGAGTTGCTGGCTCTGGAACAACAGAACCAGCAGGAGTGGATAGCCTTGCAGGAGGAAGGCACGCAGAAGAAACTGACCCGGATAGATGCCGACTATGACCGGCAAAAAGCCGAGATCGAAAAGAAGGCGCGGGAACTGGCCGAGCTGAACCGAAAGGCGGGCGTCACCGGCACCAACGCCGCCGGGCTGACCGGGGAGCAACAGACCGAAATCGACCGCGCTAATACCCTTGCCGAAGATACACGAGAAAAAGAGCGCACGGCGGTTTACCGGGAAGAGGCTGTTGCCATGCGCGACTACCTAAAAGAGTACGGCTCCTATCAGCAGCAGAAACTGGCCATCGCCGAGGAGTATGCCGAGAAGATTCGCCGGGCGCAGTCCGAAGGCGAACGGCTCTCGCTCGAAAAAGAACGGGACTCGGCCGTCAACCGGCTGGAACTGTCGGCTATCCGGCAGCAAATCGACTGGGGAAGCGTGTTCGACAATTTCGGGGTGATGTTCCGCGAACAGGTGCAGCCGACCATCGACCGGCTGAAAACGATCGCCCGAAGCCCGGAGTTCCAATCCTCCGCCGGCGTCGACGAAATGGAAGCCCTGTATGGCTTGATTTCCAGCCTGCAACAGTCGGAGACGATGTGGAACGGGGAGATTTTCCGGCAAATCAACGACGACCTCGTCTCTTATCAAAACGCCATGCGGGGCTATATGGCCGCGCAGCAGCGGGAAATCGAGGCGACCGAAGAGCTGGCCCGTGCCAAGCAAACGCTGAAAGAAGCGGAAGGAAGCGGTGATGCCCGCAGCATAGAGGCGGCCGAGCTCTACGTGGGAGAGGCCGCGAAGAATCTGGACAAGGCATCGCGGGACGTGCAGATGTTCGGGACGCAGGTGCAGAGCACCACTACCAGCCTCCGGGAGTCCTCGGAACAGGCAGCCGGTATGTTCCGCAACCTCGAATCGGGGCTTAGAAACCTTTCGTCGGGGAACCTGAAAGGCATAGGACAAGGCGTCATGCAACTCGACAAGCTGTTTAACGGCGGGAAGCTGACCGAAAAACTCGGCGGCTCCCTCGCGGAAGGATTCGAGAAAATCTTCGGGGACAGCAGCGTCACCCAAGCCCTCGCGGAAGGCTTGGGCAATTCGGGGTTGGCCGGCTCCATCATCTCCGCCATACTTTCCATCTTGGACGAATTGGCGACGGAGGGTATCGGGGGGATCGTTTCAGGGCTTATCGATACCGTTTTGGGAGCCGTCAGCGGCATTATCGACAATATCTTTTCGTTGGAGCTTTTCCAACAAATCGGCGAGTCCCTGTTGAAAGGGGCGGCCAATATCCTCGACGCGCTATCGTTCGGGGGCTTGGGCAAACTGGTGGGGAACGGGGACAGCGACCCCCATTTGGAGGAGGACATGGAGCGCCTGAGCTTGACGAACGAAGCCTTGATCGCCGCCATCGAGTCGTTGACCGAGGAGATAAAGGGCTCCTCCGGCCAACAAGCCACGGAGCTCTATGAAAAGCAGATGGAGCGTCTGGACGAGGCGGAAGCCCATACGCGGGAACAAATGCAGCGGAGCTCCTCCGCTTACAGCAACGGGCTTTGGGGCATAGGCGGCAAAAAGTCCTCCAACAAAAAAATAGACGATGCCATGAGCGGTAACGACTGGCAGCGTATCAGCGAGGTGGTCGGAAGGACGATCGGCGAGGCCGCCGATTTCTGGAACCTGTCGAGCGAGGAGATGGCGAAGGTCGCCCGGGAGGCGCCCGACCTTTATGCGAAAATCAAGGACTATGCCGATGCGGGCTACAAGGATGCCGCCCGGTATATGGACGACTATATCGCTTTCGCCGAGCAGCGGAAGGAGTTGGAACAGGCCTATTACGAGAGTATCACGCAGGTCTCCTTCGACAGCGTGTACGACAGTTTTACCGACATGCTGATGGACATGTCGTCGGACTGGGAGGATTTTTCCGACGACATGAGCGAGTATCTGATGCGCGCCCTGTTGAAGACCAAGCTGGACGAACTGCTCAAACCGCAGATGGAGGAATGGTATGCCGAATTCGGCAAAGCCATGTCCAATGGAGAACTGACCGACGACGAACTCGAACTTCTCAACAAGATGTGGAAGGAGATGGTCGACCGGGGTCTCGAAATACGGGACAGTGTCGCCGCCTCCACCGGCTATACCGGGGACGACGGCGGAACGACACAGAGCGGGAAACCGGGCGGGTTTGCCGCCATGAGCCAAGAACAGGGCACCAAGCTCGAAGGGCTCTTTGTCTCCGGCCAGATGCACTGGGCCAGCATCGACGAGCGAATGCAGGACGTGAGCGAGCAGATGGGCGCAGCCGTGGACCACCTGCGGCGTATCGAGGAGAACACCGGCGCCAGCGCCAAGCATTTGGGCGAGATTAAGGACGAAATAAAAAAAATTGTACGCGACGGCTTGAAGATGAAATGACGACAACCTGTTAAAATCAACGAGATATGGCAATGGATGCGATATTGGGCGGGAAAGCGCTCGTCAACGGTACGGACATCTGGACGGAGTACGGCGTGTTTCTGGCCGAGAAAAGGCGGGGCGACCGCAACAACTTGAAGGCGATCCTGTCGCCGGCCAAGACGAAAACCCATGTGGCCGTGGATATACGCGAGGAGGACGGCGAGAAGTACTCGGCCGCGCTCGACGTGAGGAATCAGGCCCGGGACGTGAAGCTCTGTTTCGCCCTCTATGCCGACACCCGGGAGAAATGGCTAGCTCAATACAAGGCCTTCATCACCCTGTTGAAGCAGGGCGACGACGGGTGGCTCGACATCGAATTTCCCGACCTCGACATGACCCTTCGTGTGTTCTACAAGGAGGCGAGCGACTACGAGCCGCTCACTTACCTCTGGCGGGAGGGCAAGCAGGCGAGCCGCTTCTACGTCACCTTCCGGGAACCGAACCCGACGATTTAAATGACGATTGAACGGCGATAAAACAGCATTTAAATGACCTTAAAACAAGAGTAAGATGATCACGATATACGGCAGCGACGGCATGGCGAAAACACAGGTTCCCTGCGACGACAACTCGACGCAGGAGATGGAATTGCAGGGCGACAACGCGCTCAGCCTGTCGTTCACGCTCTACGAACACGTGGCGCTCGAAGTCAACGACTACGCCGAGTTTATGGGTAGGAAGTACTGGCTCATGGAGCGGTATCACCCCGAGCAGGTGTCGACGGTCGAATGGAAGTACGATATCAAGCTCTACGGCATCGAGAGTCTGGTGAAGCGCTTCCTTGTTATCAACGACACGGACGGGGACGACGAGCCGGTCTTCACCCTGACCGCCCCGCCGAGGGACCATGTCGCCCTAATCGTGAAAAGTATCAACAACGGCATGGGTAGCGGCGACTGGAAGGTGGGCACGGTGGAAGGCGCCGACAACATCGTCATCGACTATTTCGGAAAATATTGCGACGAGGCGCTCAAAGAGGTGGCCGAGAAGGTCGGACACCGCGCCGAATGGTGGGTCGAGGGGCAGACCGTCAATATCTGCCGCTGCGAGCAGGGCGAGGAGGTGACGCTGGCCTACGGCAAGGGGCTGCTCTCGCTGAGCGGCGACATGGCCGACAACGCCAAGTTCTACACCCGGCTCTACCCGGTGGGCAGTTCCCGCAACATTGACCCGGAGAAATACGGCCACACCCGGCTGCAACTGCCCGGCGGCGTGAAACACGTCGATGTGAACGTCGACAAGTACGGCGTATGGCACCACTACGAAGCCGAGGCTTTCGCCGGCATTTACCCCAAGCGTATCGGCACGGTGAGCAGCGTACGGAAGGAAGAGACGGAGGACGAGGAGGGCAACCCCTTTACAATCTGGTATTTCAAGGACGAAAGCCTCGATTTCGACCCGAACGATTACGAACTGGCCCGGCAAGTCAAACGGGTATCCTTTCAGGAAGGTTCGGAACTGGCCGGGCTCGGAGAAGAAGCCGACGACACCTATTACTTCGAGGTCAACTACGACAGTGAGACCCGGGAGTTCGAGATCATCACCATCTGGCCCTATGACGACGACACGCAGCTTCCCAACGACACCTTATCGCCCCAAGCAGGCGACAAGTATATCCTTTGGAATATCCGCATGCCGGACGAATACTATCCGCTGGCCGAGCAGGAATTCAAGGAGGCGGTCGACAAATACAACGAGGAGAATGCCGTCGATGTGAGCCGTTACAAGGCGCCGACCGACCATGTATATATCGAAGAGCACGCCATCGACCTCTATGTGGGGAGACGGGTGAGGCTCGAAAGTGCCAAATATTTTCCGGAGACGGGCTATCGCAGCAGCCGAATCACCAAGATTACCCGCAAGGTCAACCTCCCTTCGCAGGTCGACCTCGAAATCAGCGACGCCACGAGCACCGGCGCGATGACGACCATCAACGACAACATCACCGCCGTCGAGAACTATGTGCGGGAGGCCACGTCGGGCTCTTTCCCCGACCTCATACGGAGCTGGGACAACACCCTGCCCACCGACAACAACGTGTTCAGCGCGCGGCGTACCCTCAAAGAGGCACTCAGCCGCCTGCACCCCGACACGGCGCAGGAGAAAATCACCTTCGCGAAAGGGCTGGACATCGGAGTTTACTCCTCGCTCGTAAGCGGCGGAACGTTCAGAACCGATGAACAGGGCAACACCTATATCGAGGCGGATCACATCTTTATCCGCAAGAAAGCGACGATACAGGAGACGCAGGTCAACCGGGTCACCCATATCGCCGGGGAGTATATCGTCAGCTCCGCCTCCTTCGCCCACCTTTTCCGGGTAGAGGAGTTCGAAACGCATTACCGCTGTTATGCGGACGATGGCGAAATCGATTCGGAAAACGACTTCATCGTGGGGGATATGGCCATCTGCCGGGCGGTCGACCGGACGGAGACCTTGAAGCCCCGCTACTACTGGCGCAAGGTGGTCGGGGTCGGCGACAACTACGTCGACCTCTCCAAGACGGATGCCGATGCCGGCTCGGATATCCCCGTAGCCGGGGACGCCCTTATACAGCTCGGCTACGACCCGGTGGTGGGCGGCAGCGAGGAGCCCGGGCGACAGAACGCCGTCATCATCTCCTCCGTCGCCATCGACGCCCCCAGTATCAAGCTGTTGCAGGGTATCGGCTCCTACACCTTGCAGGGCAAGGAGGTCATCAGTCAGGGATTCGACAAGACCACCGCCCGGGCTTTCCTCAAAGTCCTCGGCGACTTTGCCGTCGGTGTCCCCGACCAAAACACCTATCTGGTCTACGACTCGGTGAATAAGGTGCTACGAATCAAGGGCAAATTCATTACCGAGCACTACGACGACCTCGACAAGGCGCTTGAAGAGCGCGAATACCTCAAAGAAGCCTTTCGTAACGACACCGCCATCGACGGGGGTGTCATCGCCACGAGCCTCGTGCAGCTCGGCTACCGCACTCCCGAAGGCGAGTATGTCGTCATGAGCGGGGTGAGCGGTCTCGACCGGGGAGCCGGCAGTATCTCCTACTGGGCGGGCGGAGAGCCCGTGGATCGCTTTACCTACGACGAGGAATCCGGGAAATACGTCGAAAAGGAGGGCCATGCCGGAACCGAGGCCACGGCCCTGATCCGCATGGACGGCACGGGCTATCTGGCCGCCGGCAATATCCGGTGGGACAAAAAGGGGAAAATCGACACCAACCTCGGGGCATTCTATTTCGGCGACAAACTCATCGACGCCTATCTCAACATCTTTCAACTTAATGAAGATTCGGAGAGCGGGAAACTGCTCGATGTCACGCCCCTCGTGCCCATGACCGACATCGATGTCAACCATAGCGTCACCATCGGCGGGGCGACGCTGGTATGGGACGCCGCCAACAAGGCCGTTAAAGTGTACGACTCGAAGAACGGGGAACCGATAAGCCTCTATACCACCGGCAGCCTCTCGGCTCTCGGTCTCGGCAGCCTCGAAGGGGGCGGCGGTGGCGGAGGAGGGCTCATCAAGCTCGTTCATGGGTTCGACGATCTGGGCGGGGCGTTCGACAACACCACGATGACGGATACTTTCAACGCCTACACCATCAACGAGATTTGGAAGCTCGCCAATGCCGGTGCATCTACGATAGGTACAGGCAATGTGGTGACGGCCGTCAGCAAGACAGCCCTCGGTATCGTTGTCACCAAAGGCATCACCCTGTACGATTGGGTGCGGCAGCCGAACAAGCCTACTTATTCGCTCTCGGAGATAAACAACGTGAGCGGTACATATACGGGGCTGACAGTCGGACGTGCGGTCGAATCGGACAATGCGAAAAAGTTGAACGGGCTTGACAACGGGGCTTTCCTGTATAAAAGGGGCGGCATGTATGAGACAGCCACCGGAAACGGGTGGCTGATTCGCACGAAAGTCGAGGAGGCCGAGGCGGCTATGTTGACGTTGCATTTGATTGGAAATGGATATTATAGCCGACGAATTATCAATACGATCGTACAGGCGTACAATTATGCCCCGAACGATGTCGAGTTTACGGCTACGGCCGGTACGCATTTCGGTGACGATTTGGGTGACGTGAAGGTGTTCTTGTACGGGGGACACGTGTGTTTTTGGGTTTCGGCCAAGACGGATTACCAGACCTGCTCCATATTCGTCTATAACACATACGGGGCATTGAACGGGACTTGCGAGAACTGTGTGGAGAGCATATCGTTGTCTCCCATGCCGACAGTCGGTGTAAGCAAGCTGACCGTGGTTACCCCGTCTGTCGCCTTGACGGATAACGATTCCATCGCAGCTGACAGGCTCAAGAACTATCGCCTGTTTTGGGGAAATCCATTTGACGGAACGAACGATGTGTCCGGAAGTCTGTCGGGAGTTCGGGATATAACGATGGATGGAGACATCGATGGAGCGAATGTAATCAGGGCTACGAGTATAAACCTTTCGACCGGTAGTAAGTCTGTATCCATTTCCGCCGGAAGGATTGTGGCGACAAATAACATAAGGTCAAAGGAGAGTGTCACGTCGGACGGTAACATCACGGCCGGAGGGGATATATCGTCGCAAGGCAATATCTCGGCACAAGGCTCGGTCACCGCTCTAACGACTTCGGACAAACGTTTGAAGCGAGATTTCGATTACACCCGAAGTTATACCGACAGGCTCTTGGCGATGGGCAGGGTATGCGATTTTCTATACACCGAAAAAGCACGGAAGCGTAACAAGGGCGGCGTGGACGGGGAAGCCCATACGGGGCTGATCTATCAAAAGGTGAAAGAGGTATTGCCATCGATGGCCTACGAAACGGAGGACGGTTACGGGGCTCTGAACTACCTGTCGCCCGACTATATCAACACCATCGCCGGGGCAACGCAGGAGACCGCCCGTCTGGTTAAAGCCCTTATGGGAGATATAGAACGATTGAAAAAAGAATTGTCCGAATTAAAAGGGAAAGGAGGAAAGTGAGCCTATGGCCATCGATAAAAACAAGATAGCAGCTCCGGTAGCGATAACCGACCCCTATAACCTACTTGGAATTTATCCGAAGAACGGGGTATGGGACGTGGCCGACATCGTTGCCCTCGAACGACCCCTGTTGCAGGGTGGCCGTCCGGGACGTATCAACAAGTGGAGCCGGCATAAACCGGTGCGCTATCCGCAGGCTGCACCGCTTTCCGAAAACTATCCCCAGCAATCCGGCGGGGTCACTACATACATCAATCAATGGGAAGGAAGCGAAACGGATAAGAATCAAGGCATACGCTATGGCTTGAAAGCTACGATACCGCACGGCACGAATATCGTCGCTATCCATGATACCTCTTTCGATTATGTCGCCTATCCTCACTCGGGGACGGATTTTTGCCGCCTGAGCGATTTCGACGGCTACGACCACAATGCGGAACCTAATCTTACCGGAAGTAAAATTGACGAAATCAGTGCGGACGTGCCGTATCTTTTTGTCGATATTAACTATTACGATACTTCGGTGAATCCTACCGGTGTACCCGTCGAATCGTGGCTGTCGCTGGCCTCCGACAAGAGTATCGGCGATTATTACCCGGCTATTTTGGTAACCGATGGAAATGGAAGCAGTTTTGCTCGATTGCTGACAAATACCTCGACAAATACCGTAACCACCTTGCGGGTGGGCAATGTGTGGTACTCTGCTTTCAAGGTAAAATTTTTCAGTGACGGTACTACTCCGCCGATACTTCCTGTCGGACAAAGCGACACTTTCCCCGGCA